AGCGTTTTCTTCGCGGCGGTGAGCGGGGCCTTCGCGGTCCGGAAAATACCACTAACCCAGCGCTGCATCTGCTGGACGCGACGGAGGAGTTCCTGGGCCTCGACGCTCTCGGCCGTTGTCGACACCACGGGGTCGATGGTCTCGGCCACCAATTTCTCGGTATCGCTGGTGAGAATCCGTTGTTGGGCTTTATCCGCTGTCACCGTGATGGTGAGCGGGTGGAGGGTTTGAATCGGCGTCGGGGCGATCCGGGGCATCGGCAGATCCTTTCGTTAAAAGATCGAGGGCGGTGAGGTAGTCGTTGGCCTCGTGATATTCCACGACGTGAGCCATCCGACCGTCAGTGGATAGATGTAGGACGAGACGTCGCCGCTGGCGCGGCGCGAGGTCGTTGTGTAGCAAATCGTACATCGCGAGCTGTACCCCATGCCAAGAGGCTGCCCCTCCGGTCTTCAGCTCTACGACAACCGGGACATCGTCAAGCAGCCCCAGACGGTCAGCGGTCCCGGCCGTGTCGTACTGCGCGCAATAGTGCGGCGTCTCCAGGGACGTCCACTGTGGCCGCATCGCATCACGCCACCGTCGATATGAGAGGAGATACCCCCGCTCCTCCAGAGGGAGCAGGGGCGGGAGACCGTGGTCGATCGCGAGACACGCGAGATGGACGCGGGTGCCGCGTGCTGCGCTGTCAGGGGTAAAAAAATGCACGGCGGGACCGAGGAGTCCCGCCGCGCGGATGCGCCCTGTCACGCTCGGGACTTGACGACCCCCGACCGTGTAGCTGTGCGTGGCCGGGTTGAAGGCCAACATGGCATGTACTCAGAACGGGATATCGCCCGGCATATCGCTGGGCGTGGGCTCCGTGAATTTTTTGGACCCCTTCGCCTTGGGGAGCGGGACCGCTCTGAGCCGCACGCCGCCGACCAGCTTGCCGCCATACTCAATATTGGGATCGTTATAGGCGACGATGCTTTTCCCGATCCAATCGTTCGTCTCCTGCGACCCAAACGCCGCGACGGCCCGCTTAATGTTCGTCGTGTTCAGGATGAGCGGCTTCAAATCAGAGAGTGTCAGAATCCATTTTTTTTCGGATTCTCCATTCCCGAGCGATACGGGTTCCTCCGTCACGGAGACCACTTTGTAGACAGCACCCGCTTCGGACAGTTCTTCGCGGCGGAGATATTTTCCAGTGGTGATTTGTGGCATGAGTCGTGGTCCTTTCGTAGGGAATCGAGATGAGTTAAGGCCTGCTCCGTCAGCACGCGTGCCATCCTACCAAGAAAGCGACAGGGGTGCAATGATGCGCGCATTAGCGGATACGTGATAGCATTCGCTATGCCAATTGATCCGATTGCGCGGCTCACACAGCTCGTGCGCCACCACGGGACTCAGCGGGCGGCAGCGGGCGCTTTACAAATAGGCGAGTCGTATCTCAGCGATCTTCTCCGGGGCCGTCGCCCGTGCTCCGATGCTATCCTGGGAAAGCTCGACCTTCAACGTGTCGTCGTGCCGAAGAAGACCCCTTGGCAACGGTAGCGTTCGTCTGGAGAAAGGTGGAGACACATGGACATCCCGCGTACGCTCGCACTGGCGGTCCTGGCGATGGTGGTCGGGGCCGCACTCACCGAGGCGTCCTGGACCTATCGAGTGTGGTGGGCACGGTGGCGTCAACGCCGACGCCCCACGCCCACGCCCCGGCTTCATCGGCTCCCGTCAGCCGACGTGGACGATCAGAGCCCCTTCGGTAGAGGCACATGGCTCCACTAATCCCACAGGCGCGGGCAGCCTAATGTTCCGGCGAGGAGGGGCACGGAAACGCCGGGATCTCATCGAGGGCGCTGTCATCGAGAGCCTACGAAAACGAGGCGTCCAGACGTGGCAGATTTCTGGACGTGGGCTTCCAGACCTGCTCTGCTGGCATCAGTCGCGTCCCTATGTCCTAGAGGTTAAATCTGGTGCGCGGGGCCGTCTCAGTCCCGTCCAGGCCCGCGCACGCGCCCCGTGGCCCGTGGTGAGGACGGTCGAAGAAGCCGTAGCGGTCGTATGCGGAACGTGGCCTGCACCATCAGCATCGGCCTAGTCGTCATCGTACTCCTGCATTGGTGGATGTCTGACTCACGTCCACCGTTTCGGGGGGGACCACTCTACTAATGGAGGACTCATGCAACTGTGGACAGAATTCCGTACGCATCTGTTGCCCTGGCTCGTCGCCGCAGCGGTCGTCGGGCTGATGGCGCATCAGGAACACAGGCGTACGCTCACCCTGAATCAGGCGCTCATACGTCAAGCGCAGGCTATCGAAGCGCAGAACAATCTACTGGCGACACAGGGCTATTTAGTCCCCCCTACACAGGGCCTGCGGTGATCGTGCGTGGCCTCAGGCTCCCCGTTAACATGGCTCCACGACTCCATAAAATGTTCCACTCGGCGGCGACGTGGGCGACACGCACAGGTAATTCCCTCCGTGTGGTCAGTGCCAACGATCATATCCATGCGGCGAACAGCCTGCACTACGAGGACCGGGCGCTGGACTTCCACTCGTCGGACCTGCCTGGACTCGCTCACTGGCTCACGCAATACGGATATCACGTGCTATTTGACGTACCGGGCCATCGGCAACACGTACATGCCGAGGAGTAGTAGCCCATGAAAAGCAAGGTGCTATACAACGGTGAATGGGTGCGCGTACGAAACATAATGAATAAGCATTTTGCTGCCAACAGGCCGTGCAGTCAGTGCCGAGTATTGTCGTGCAGCGTGGTCTGGTACAGCATAAAAACCAAAGAGGTGCGCTGCCTTAAATGCTTTACGCCGACAGAACGACGGTTTCTTCCCAATAAGTGGGTCAAATGGTAATCCAGCAGCTTAATGGCTGGTGGCACCGACTCGCGGCGTGGTGCAGGGACCGCCGTCAGCTTCGGATGTCAGTGGAATGGCTACGGGCGTATCACCGAGCGCAGGTCGAGACGCGAGCGAGGCGTAGTCGATGACGCAGTTTTCTGGAGTGGGCGAACTTCCCGCTCACCTCTACGTGTGGGTAGATAGCAAGTTCACCCATCTCACGCCCACGGGCTGGCTTCCAGCGGTCTGGTTCGGCTTGGTAGCCTATCCTGGGCGTATGTGGGGGTGTACTATTCTGTTGGAATCAGGCGGGTGCTATAGAAATTTGCCGCTCATCGCCCTGGCGACACAGCCCTTTCCAGAACCCGTCTGGACAGAAAAAGATGCTCAGTACTGGGACTGTTATGGCCTCGACTTTTCCTGTCTACAGTATCGCTATTTGTCCGAGTGTGACGTGGACGCGCGCACGAACGGACGTGTATTAGCTGGACGCTACCTCTTTTCCGTCGCCCCACTGCATGACGCGTTTTCACAATACCCGGAGCAAGCCAAGGAGTTCACTTTCGTGGCCCTCGACAACGGACGCATCACCGTGCAGCCCACAAATCATGTACGGTTTTATGAAAAATCGTTTACCACTGCCATTCCCGGCTCCCCCTTTCCGAAAGGGTTGCGCCGACAACGTGAGGTCTTCTCATGCGAATGAAATCGTGGCTCATGAATCACCAACGGCTGGTCGATCGTATGACGTGGTGCCTCGTGGTCCTTATTGGTACCGGGTGTCTGGTGGTGGCTCTATGGTAAAGAAACCACCCAAGACCCCCGCGCGTCATCGGTCCACAAACGGGCCAGACGCCATCGTTTTCGGGAAGAAGGAGCGTCCCGTCGCGCCACCAATGTCGTGGTGGCAGAATATCCCGCGAGAGCAGTGGGTCACGGTAGTCACCGCACGCTTTGCCACGACATCTCACGGGAGGAGGACCACATGAAACCGACCCTACCACGTCGTGGGCTAGACACACAGAAGCCGTGACGACGTCGCTCCCTCGATGCCCCTACTGTGGGGAAGAACGCATGCTCGAACGTATTGGACGTCAGTGGTTTTGCCAAGTCTGTTCGAAAACATGGTAGTCGGCACGCGAGCCCAAAACCCTGTCAAGGATTTTATTAACGCTCAACGCTTCTCGGAGAGAACGATGACTTGCGATAAAACGGTGGTCATTCCATTTGCCTTGAACCTCGTCCGTCTGATTCCTCCAGTTGCTGTACGACTTAGGTGCGATGTTAAGTTGCTACTTAGCCTGATCACGTCACATACGCTGCTGCACAGAGACAACCGGAAGTGTGATGCGGAGGGCCATCTCATAGCGACGGTCGCGGACTATGCCGCCGTCCGGCGTCTGGTCAGCGATTACCTAGAGGCGGCAGTGGAAGCGACCGTCTCGCCGACCATTCGTCAGACCGTCCAAGCGGTCGAGAGCTTGCTCGGTGACCGTCCTTCAACAGAGTCGGTGGCGCTGGGACCGGTGGCGAAAAGCCTCAACCTCGATAAGTCTGCCGCCTCACGGCGGATCAGGGTTGCGCTGGGCAAGGGCTATCTCGTCAACAACGAGGTCCGGAAAGGCCGACCCATGCAATTAGGGATGGGTGACCCTCTCCCCGAGTACCAGACGCTGCTTCCGAGTCCAGAGGCGCTCCGCAAGGAGATCAACGGCCGTCCTATGCCACAGACACCGGCTCAGTCGTCACGAACCGCAGACCCACATTAATCACGCCGACAATCGCTGCCGCAATATCAGCCGGAATGGGGAGCATCCCCGAGACTGCCGCCGCCACGCTGAAGATCTGAAACCAAATGGTTTTTGAGCGCCACATTTTTTTCATGCTCGCTTCCTCCATAATTTTGTGCAGTTTCGACGCCTGCCGATAGAGACGCAGGAGCTTTATGAGACGCATCAGGGCGTGCCGGTATACTGATGCCCTTTTTTGACCTGTACGTGGAAATGGGCGTTCGCCGTGCCGTGCCCTTCATAATCCAACCAGAAGCTGGACCCCAACGCACGGCGGAGTTGTCGCAGGAATCGCTGCCGACTGTCGGACGTGAGGAACGACTTCGACCGAATATCGAGAGCCTCGTTGGTGTAGTGCCGTGACCTGGGCCTCAGGCTATGCCTCCCGTCGTTCACACTGGTGATGACGACTTGTTGCAGTGGCGTACGTTCCGCCACCACCACCACGGCCCCGAGAATCCTGACGAGCCCTCGGGTGAAGCCTTTGAACCGCACGGACGGCTTGCAGACCACGCGCGCCATCAGGTGTTCAACGCCCGGTCAATACGCTCACGGATATACCTGAGGTCTGCCTTGACTTCGAGGAGCTGCTCGGAATGTGCCCGCACGCGACTATGCAGCGTCACGAGCCACGCGACCGCCGCCGCCGATGGGACGCCCACCGCAATGACCAGGCTTACATCATCCATGACTAGCTGGGAGGGGGCGGAGGCCAGATGACGTCCACGGGATTGACGGTATTCGCGGGGAGGTCGCGCAGGGCTTGCCGATACGACGCCCATGCGAGCACCGCTGTCTCGTCCAGCGGTGCCCCAGTAATCTGGGTCCAATCGGTGTGGTACAGGAGCTTATCGCGCTCCGTCCGCAGCGCGTCCCACGCCGCGACCTGCCCGGACACGTAATCCGCTTCCGCCTGCGCGAGTTCCGCCGGACTCGGTTCGGCCATCGGGCCCTCCCACAGCACCACGTGATTTTCCTGTGTCGCGCAGCGCGCGCCGGGCCAACGCCATTGAATCGCGTCCATAATCAGTGTCATGCCATAATCTCCGTGAGCGTCATCGTGGATGAGGCCCCCCCATTATTTACCCCGACCGCCGCAATATTCGACTGGCTTCTGAGCTGGGTCTTGTACACCCGCGATGACGCAGTGCCGGGTGCATCGAGATAGTCGATACCCGTCGTACCCGTCACGGTGACCGTGCTACTTGTCCGCCCTTGTGCCAGCGTCCAGACCACGACGATACTCCCACCGCTCAGCAGTGACAGTTGAGCCGCCGTATCCCCGGTGTTTTTCTGCACACCGTTGTGGATGGCCGAGGCGAGCACAAGATTCGCGGCACTCGACGGGGTGATGGTGGCCGTGAGCCCGGTGTCCACGTCTGTGTTCGAGCTGGAGGTCGTCCCCGTGGTGTCTCGCGCGTACACGTAATTCATCGGCGTCCCCGGCAAACGCACGCTCTCGTCAAAACTCTGTACCCGCGTGGGCACCGCCGACCAGGTGCCTGCCGTTGAGAGCCCCGATTCATAAGTGACGTACCCCAGCACCGTGTAGGATTTTGCCGTGACACCAGCCGACCCGTAGAACACTTGGGCGGAGTCGGCACCGGTACTCACCGCTGTCGCAGACGCGATACCCCATCCTGCCAGTGGATATACCGAGGCCGTCGTCGCGCAGTTAATCGCCGCTAAACGGACGGTGCCCCCGTCGTTGAAGGCCACGATCCAGAGCCTGAAGGGGATGTCGTTGGTAGTACCCATGAGCGCCGTGTCAGGAATCGCCACGGTCGTCGCGGCCGTCAGCGAGATGGTGGTGGGCGCGCCTGTCGCGAGCGTGATATTGCGAAACGTGACATCAACCGGTGACCCGCTGGAAGGGGCCGCGCCCGCTGCCGACACCACCGACAGCGTCAAAATATTGGACCCCACTGCCGCCGCAAGATAGGGCGTACTGTTGGACGCCGCCGCGGATTCCCACACACTGCCCGTACTTTTGAGGACATTCCCAGACGTGGACGGTGCCACGAATGTCACATCGCTCGTGCCTGCACCGATGATGACCGACGCACTCGTGAGCGTGTTGAGCCCCGTGCCGCCACTCCCCACGGCGAGCGGGGTGCTCAGCGTGAGAGTCGCGACGGACGGGTCGTCCGTCCACGCGGCCACCGCTCCCGTGCCGCCGGACTTCAGGAGCTGCCCTGCCGCCGCCGGGGTAATCGACTGGACCACGGCCGTCGTAGTCGTGCCGCCGAGTAGTACGCCGTACGCCGTCAGCGCGCTTTTGCCCGTCCCGCCTTGCGACACAATGAGCGGCAACGTCAGCGGGTTGGCGTTCAGAATCAGGGTGCTCGTGGTCTGTGCAATCCCGACGAGACGCGACAGCGTGGGCGCGGTACTGGTAATCGCCCCCGCCGTTTCGCTCACGTAGTATTTCGTGCCGACCACGACGGACGTCGCAGTCGTCGCTTCACCAGCGAGGCGGATAGTGCCAGAGGTGTTGATCGCGATGGCGCTGACCGCGATGCCGATTTCAATCGCCGTGGTGGATTGATACGCATTTGATGCGTCCGCGAGGTACCACAACCCCGCAGTGCCTGATGCGTCACCCGTCGCGCTGATATACACCACCTCGCCAGCCGCAATCGCTTCCCCGGCAGTCCCGGTGATATCGAGGTTTACCGACGATCCAGGCACGGCTAGGATATTGTCCTGGGTATCGATCGCATCCCCCCCCGCAGTGGTCACGACGTATTTATAGGACAGTCCTGCGCTCAGATACGCGACGAAGCGGCCCGCACTGTCGGCGACAATCGGATTCGCATTCGCGACGTCGCCTGTCGATGTCGTGTACGTCGCGGCTGCCGTCGTGGTCCCGGCGAGGTACGTATTGATGAGCGCCCCAGAGACCGGATTCCCGTCGCTGTCCAGGACGGTTTGGTACGGCGTGGGGGTGAGGGTTAGGGCCATAGTAGTATCACATTCTACCGGGAGAGCGCCTGTTCACGCTCTTCTGTTGCATTGACGTCCGATGGATTAGGAGACGGCACTACACGATTCCGCAACTCCGCATACTTCAGAATGATCTCAGCATACCGCTCCGAGAGCTTTTCTAGCTCCGACTTGACACGCTTCGGATTGACGCCCTGCTCCTGTGCCGTGCGCCATTTCCGCACGCGTGTTTTAACATCTCGCATCTCCCGGTTGATGTCGAGGAGACGATACTGGTACTCCTGTGGGAAATCCACGGGACGTACACGCAGCCCGAGAAGATTAGCGGTACCCGCTTGCAACAGGGTTCGTGGTTCAGCCCGGATACTGAAGGGGTTGGTCGGTATCCCTTCCAATGCCCCCTTAATCTCTCTATATCCATACCCGCCAGGAACCCACTCGCCAAGACCGGGAATCTCGGGAGCCAGCGAGGGGAGAATCAAGTTACTGATATATTTGCTCACGCCCCCGAATTGCTCGTCAATCTGTTGGTTCGTGAAGGGGTCCACACCTGTTACCAAGGCGGCAGCCGTGGTGACCAGTGGGCTGTTAATCAATCCAGCGGCAGGACCGCCGCGTCCACCAAAGCCGCTTCCGGTAGCCAGTTCACCAATATCGCCAAAGGGCAGGATGTAGTCCATGTTGAAGTATTGGGGGCGTCCCTTCTTGTCCGCCCACGGTAATTTCATCCATCCCTCGCGCATATACTCAGGGAGCAAGTGACGGGCATCATGCCCCTCTGGCGTGCGATCCTCAAAGGTCCGAAAGACGTTCCCGATCCGATTCACGGTCGCGGGACGCTGCCAGAGCGCTCGCGCGGTGGCCGGGATCGCTTTGTACGAGAACGTGACAAAGGGCACCACGCCGGTCCGTCGAATCTGGTCAATGAACTCAGGCACGCGGCGGTAATTAAAGAGGGCTTCTTCGGCAAAATCGGCAGCGGCTTTCGGGAGCATCCCGGCCTTCCGCTTATCAATGTACATCGCCATCTTGAAGAGTTTTTCTTCGTACTGATACGCGTCAGAGGGTTTCTGCCCGATCTTCCGCAGCGTGGCGGTCAATCCTTTTTGCAGTCCACTGAGGTCGCCTGAGATGTCGAGTAATTTCGGTAATTCCGCAGCGGCATACGTGTCTTGGAGAAACGTTCCGACCGCTTTGGCTTCACGGAAATACGCATCGTTGTTTTTGGGGTTCAAGGCGCGCATAGCTTGGACATACCGCTGCGGTCGAAACGGGGAGAGTCCGGCCATCGTCGCCAGCATGTAATTGCTCATCATGTTGCGGCCGTGCGTAGCGGGATTGAGCACCACCTTGCCGTACTTCCACCACCCCACGCCAGTACGCCACTTCTGCATCATTTTCCCCGGCTTCGTCATGCCTTGGTTTAAATCATCGGCAATCGCCTGGGGAAACCACTTGCCAGCCGCCGGTCCAGCGGCTTTCACATCAGGGACTTGAGCAAATCCCGGCTGGAACGCATCTTCCCCGAATTTCTTGGTCGTCTCCGCCAAGAACCGTCGAAGCGCGACGAGCTGCCCGGAGAGTAACTCTCCCTTCGCGACCGGATGCGCGGCTTCCATGATTGGGATCAGCTTCTTACGTGTCGCGGCATCGGCAGTGCGCCTCCTGAGAAACTCTCTGTTCTCCCGCATGGTCTTCGCGCTGAATCCCGTCATTCCTGACCTTGCGGCGGCCTGCTCAATGGCAGCGAGGTCTTCGGGATCGGCCCCTTTCTTAGCGAGTTGCGTGAAATACTCAAGCGGATCTTCGTATTTCACATACTCGTGGCGAATATGGCGACCTTTCCATTTCTCGAAAGTTTTCGGGGTCATGATCCCCGCATCTACTAACGCCTGCCCCAGCGCGATGTCGCGCCCGATCGCTTCGTCGGCCAAGGCCCCGAGACGCTGGGTGTCTTCACCGCGTTTCGACGCCTCCGACAACACGGCGCTCCGCCCTGGTTTCGATCCGGCTTCCATGTATTGCGTGATCGTGCGCTGTTCAGCAGCGGGGAGCGTGCTGATCCGCTTCCCAATGTCTACTGCCTTTTCCGCTGCTAATGCCGATTCTCGAAAGCGGCGTTCGGTAAACTCAACGTATTCCTTCGGTTTCCCGTAATCCGTCACGAGCCGCTTCCCAACAGGGTCCACTACGTATTTCTGTGCGAGCTGCCCTGGTCGGGATTCTGCCACCGCTTGGAGGCCGCGCTGTGCGGGTGCGGACTTTAGTAATGCCGGGATACCCGATGCCTTCGCCAACTTGGCCGGGGTGAGAATCCAGAGCGGATCAGCCACGAGGTCCAGCGCCAATCCTGCCGCCATCGCTTTCTTCCCCGTCAACCCATACTCTTCTACGA